GAACTACCCCAACACTAACCCCGTCTAGTACGCCGTCAATCGCCAGGGTGAGCGCGGCCGTACCCTCTGGCACGTCACTAATACGAGCCTGGAAATACATACCTGGCGCGTCGCCGGTCAATACTTCCACTCTTTCCGTTACGAGGCCAATTGGGCGACTTGTGTCGTGGTATTGGAGCAACTTAGGCGCGCGTCCATCGGTAGGAAGTGAACCAGGCGCGAAACGTACACGGGTACCGTCCATGGTTACCGCGTCCTCGTCGCCGTACGGCGCCGCTAGGCCCATAATCGTACGCTTAGGCGTTTCATCGCCGGCGGCGGCGTCAATGGTGACGGGGTGGGGGTTAAATCGTAAAATTTCCATTAGTCGTTTTCCATTTCGTTATTGGTTGGGTTCTGTGATCGTGGGCGGGTGTCTCGATATCGTCGCGAATTTCTAGCGTTCCCTCTCCGACTTTTAGTTCTTCTAGGTAACTATCGACGTCTAGGCGTACGAATGTTCCGCGCGGTAATACGTTGTCGGCGGACATTGTCTCATTCCAACATTGGATAAAGTTTTTAGCCGCAAATAGGTAGAGGTCCTGCTTAGCCTGTTCGGCGTTCTGGTATTGGTATCCGCCTACCGCGATACCGGCCAGATACGGCGGGATATTAGCGACGCGGGCTAATTCGAGCGCCTGAAACTGGCGAGAATCTACCAATAGCATTTTATCCGGTGTCGCCGTGGTGGCCTCATACGTTAGGAATTCGTTTAGCGCCGCCGTCTGGTTAGTCATGCGGGCCTCGTTAAATGCGTGGGCCATTTCGCCTAGTTCGGCAGGGCTTAACGGTTCGCCTCCGACCTGGCGCAATACGCCCGCCGGTATGGCCGATCTGGCGTTCCGTTCTACTGAATTTTCTAACGCTAGTGCCGTAGAAATGGTACGGGCAGACGTGTATAGCATTCCTTGAATAGGGCTAATGAATTGGATTACGTCGCGGGAATCTACGGGTAATCCGTTAAATAGAATTTCGTTAGACGGGCCGAACCATACAGGCCCCGCCTGGTCCATTGTTGTAACCATGGCGGCGGGCAGGCGTGTAAATGACGCGGGGAAACCGTCTGTCGTTCTGCTTTGCACGTGCCAGAAACAACGACCCGTGAAAAATAAATCGTCGAACGTCCACGCCATTAGGAAGTTATTTGTAACTGTTGGGTCCATACGACGGCCCCAGGCGCGCGGGGCAATTTCGTACGGTTCCATTTCTTCACCGTTCCATTGTTCACGGTAAAACTGAACGGGGAGACAGGCGAACATAGACGCGATGAGGTCACGGGCGCGGGAGATCGTGGGTACGGACATGGCGCGGGCGCGCGCGTCGCCGTCGATATAGGCGGGGAAAAATCCAATTTGGCTAACGCCCGCGTTGTACCCTACGGCGGCCTTTACTGGCGGTTCAATGGAAGTAGCCATAGCGGCGGTTTTATTACGCGAGAATAGAGCCATGGGGGAAAGTGTAGGGCAGAACGCGCGGCTAATGGGGGAACGCTAACGGCGAACCTGTCCCCGACGAACTGCCCGCCGCTAGCGCAAACTTTATGCTAGTCCTAGATCACAACTAGTGCAGGTTTCCTATTGCTAACTGTACGCGACGCCTGGGCGGCGGCAAATACCATGCAGCGCGCTAATTCGATAGGCCCAGGGCTACGGGCGCTAGACAAAGTAACGGAACCGTTTACCTTTACCATTACGCCGCGTTCACAATGCTCCGTAAGTGTTACCTCGCCAGTATGAACTAGGCGGCCCTCTGTAATAAGAGATCGGACGTATTGGGTCCATTTGCCTAACTCTCGAAACCCTACGACGTTACGCCGGCGTTCCCATTTCGGCGGGCAGGACATTTCTAACGATGGGGGAATAGATAGAAATAAAGTTTTATGATCGGTTAATAATCTCTCGATATGTCCCCAACACGCCGCCAAATTGTCTACCTGAAACTCAACGGTTACGCCTACCTTGTCGCCCATTTGTACGGCACGAACCCCGACATAATGCGCCGAATCTGTAGAACTGTCCACACTTAAAACGCCCCCAGGCGGTAACGGTTCATCGGTTTTACAGCCGGCGAATATGCCAGGTTCTAGCCACCCGTTAGCGGTGGACGTGAATAGGTTTACGCTAGATCGTAGGAACGCCTGGCGGTTAGGTGCTTTAGCCTCTGCTTCCAATACAGACACGGGTAAGAAATAACCCATACTGGGGTTTCCGTATTGCCAGGCCTCAACGGTCATAGGGTCCACGGAACTAGGGGGCGACCATTCCGCGAAATACATAGGGCCGATATCGCCGGCGTCAATTTGCCGTAGGCCTTGTGATCGCCACCTAATCATCGCGGTAGAGGCTTCGGTACCTGCCGTGGAGAACATAAGACATAGCGGGTTCTTGCGGGCGCGTTGAGTGGGCAGTAATCCCTCATCGATAGCGGCTTCCGAAATGCTCCATATTTCGTCAAGTAAAATTAGATCGGCGCTGTAACCGTGTCCCGCCTGGGGTGTCGCCGCGCGAACTAGCCACCTATGGGGTCCTGTCATTTGTCCGGTGTCTGGGTTCGGTACGTGTATCTCTAACTCGTTACGCCCGTAGGACCACGAAACCTTAGCCCCGTAGCGAACCTCCAGTAACGGCGCCAAATACTTAAACATAGAAACGGCGAGGTCCAACTTATGCGCTACCGAAATGACTACCTGGGGCGTCCCCCTACGCGGGGCCTCAACAGTTAGGAAATGCCCTAAGACGGCGGCCATGAGTTGAGACTTTCCGTTCTGTCGGGCAACCGAACAATAGCCAATGCGCCGCAAGTAATCGCCGGCATTGTCCATGGCGGTAAACCCTGCGGCAACTCGATACTGCCACGGCAGTAACTCAATATCGAGTACGTCCCTAGCGAACCCAGATATTTCATCGGCGCGCGTTTCGGCGGCGTCTGGGGTGATCGTTTCTAATCGGGGCGAATCGTGGCCAGTTACCGCCACGCTAGGTGGTTTTTGGGATATAGGAATTAAAGCGAGCGGGGGCTTCATTTTATTTTCATAAAAAAACTCATTGGAATTATTGGGTTTTATGCCTACGAACGGCTGTTCGGTATTGGGTATAGGTGTCTCTATTGGTTCACTCTGAGTGGACAATGCCGGCGAGTTTCCTAGGGCTTTCATGGCGCGTAGTTGGTTGCCGAGTTTGGCGCCGCGTGAACTGTTACAACTGCGGCAGGCGGGGGTTAGGTTCGATATGTCGTTACTGCCCCCCAGGGCGTAGGGGTGAATATGATCGGCAGTATCGGCCAGGCGTCCACAGTAGGTACAGGGTGGGTTATCGGCTAGTAATAGCCGGCGATTCTTTGCGTACTCTTTGTCGTTGGTTGTGTGTTCTCGTGCCATTGTCGGGTTCCTTTGCTAGCGCCCCCCTGGCGGGGGTTGCTTACTGCTTAGCGTATTACTGCCGGCGAGGGTGTTAGGTGTTGTGTGTGGGCTGTTGTGTGTATGTGCTGTAAGTGTGTCGAGAAACTTTAGACGGGGCTTTCCCTCCCGCGCGGTTGCCGTCTACCCGCGCTCCCGTCCGTTGTTTATTGTGGCGGTTCACCACGTTTAGAGCATTAGCGAAACGTCTAACCCCTACGCCATTCGTTCGTAGTGTTAAGCATGAAATAGGGCGCGTTTCTCTACCCGTGTTCCCACGTTTTATACCGGCATAGTGCAACCCCATACGCGGCCCTGGTTGTGATCTGTTGTACGTCGGGGCTATGAGAATAACCAGAACAGGACGCCATATACGGCACCTACTATGGCGGTCATCTTTAGTATGTCAATAGCCACTATCGAGGTATTCCTTTAAGCCTTGTGATCTCATCGGACGCGTCATTAAACGTCTTATCTGTCGAGTCCCAGGCGTCTAGGTTTCGTTCTTTTCTCATCGTGGCGATTAGGTCTAATTGCTTAGAACTGGCAAGGCCCGTGATTGTTCCGCCGCCATTAGAGGACGCGGGGCGTGAGTTATTGCCGGCGACGGGGCGGCGTGGCGGTTCTGGGGGTTGTGTGGCGGGGTGGCTGTTGCCTTGTGCTGTTCGTACTTCATCGGCAGACGCTAGGCCCGACTTTATGCCGAACCCCATATAGCCCAGAGCGCGCCCCAATGCGGACGTGGCGCCGTTCATTTGTTCGCTGTCTTTCGTGTAGGGCGTACGGCCTGGCCATACCTCCCAACAGTAGGCGCGGCCTGGCGTTGGGTCATCGTGTGATCTGTAGACAGTTA